TTATATTCTGTATGGTTGGGAAACCTCTAATTTTGGGGAAATCGCTGGAACTATTAACCGAGCTTTTGGATTAAAAATTGGTAACTCACATACAACTATCAGTATTAGTTGGGCTGATAAGGAAGAGTTTAGAAAATTAGCCAAACTAGTTAAGAAGACTAGAAACGGTGATATGTATGAAAGTGATTCCGTAATCTTCAAAAGAGTATTAGATCACTATAAAGCAACTAGTAATGATACTGGTTCTACTGCACACCCAACTTACCCTGTTAAGGTTTCTCCAGCACATGACCAGCAAGGTTAAACTCTCTGGGTATCCATCTTATTTTTATTTTATTAGTCATCATTGATTGACATTTTTCCCATAGTGGTAGAAGTGATTCAGTAGTAACTCTCCATTTACCATTCATCTGTTTTACTACAAGCATAGAATCTGAACATATTTCTACATCAGCACACTTGTACTTGTCACGAATATAACCAAGTGCATACATTAGGGCTAGGTATTCAAGTTCATTATTGGTTGGCTTACCACCCCTATATTTTACAGCGACATGAGTGCCATCAACCATGCATATATTGGAGTGTCTTGTACCACCATCTATATAAATCTTAACCACAACTTTCGGATAACGTAGAACTATTTATGCTTTTTTGCATAATCCTTTCTACAAGTCTGTGAACAATAGATCTTTTGCCTTCCTTTATAACGCCAAGGTAACTGAGCACCACATTCTATACAATAGAAAGTATCATCCTTTCGCATACAGATAAGTTAATATAGTGATTATATAAGGGTTATGTGTTTATGCGTGGTATCTGTTATCGAATTTACCATCTGCTGTGGTATATTTTTTAGGATTTGGAAACTTTTCTTTGTCTTTCTTTGGTTTATTTGTTGTTTCTGATGGGTCATATGTTCTAGATATTACTTCATCATGATCACTTTGATCTATCTCAGCGGGGTTATCTTCTTGTTTCCTACCAAATCTTGCATAAAATTGTCTCATAAAGTCATCACCAGCTTCTTCACCCATCATATCTGCAGTCCCTTTCCTTTCATGTTTTGTTTCATTTATACTAGGGGCATTTCTACTTGCACGATTGTCAGTAGTAGTAGTTACTACATGACCCTGATGAGCAGGTGTGACATTGGTTTTTGGCTTTTTTCTGTTACGAGTTAAATCTGATCTATCACCTAACGCTTTGAGTGATTCTGCTATAGATTTTAATTCGTATGTTGTAGATTTTAATCCTTCAATTAAAGCTTTTTTTTTTATCAGATTTTAACTCATGTGTGATTGCTTTTAACTTTGCAGTTATTGAGTCATCTCCACTGATGATTAGATTATTGTAATACATTTCATCATATGATTTGGTACTAACCTTTCTACCAGCACCTGCTCTTTTACCACCTCTGGTGCTCGTTCTTCTATCCATGAATTTACCAAGTGATTCTTTATCTTCCTTTCGTCTTTTGTTTTGTGCTATTCTATCTTCCTTTTGTTTCTTTTCATGTTCTTCTTTTGGTATAGCACTAACAACACTTTTACCATCTTCACCCTCAGTTATTTTTGGTATGTGACCTTGATGATGGACTTTATTATAAACTTCTTCTGATACTTCTCTTGGTTTTGCACCAGAACCTAATACTTCAGATCCCATAAAGTATTTAGTATCTGGAGTTTTTGATGCTCTAACTTTACCTTCTTGTTCTTTTCTTAATTTGTCAGCACTTTCTTTCTTACCAGCCTCTTGAGCAGCGGTTACTTTTTTGTCATCATATTTTGGTTTAGGGTATTTTGTAGCCGCGGCATCTGCACCTAATACATCTGGGCGATCTCTGAATAAATCTTCTGGTGTACTTTCACTTGGTCTTCCAGTTTTAGATTTTAATGTTTCAAGTAGTTTATCTGATTCTGCTTTGCTTAGGTATCTTATTCCGAACTTTGATCTCGTATCAAATTGATCGTTCATTCCTCTTCCTCCTTCTTTTCACCACTTGAGTTTGTAGCATTGTATACGCCAGTTGTACCAGTTGATACTGAAGAATCCTTTTTCTTGTTATGACCTTCCATAGTAGTCTCTGGTTTTTGTTTCTCATGTTTAAATTGTTCTTTAAAATCATTGTGAGTTGCACCTTCATAATCTTCACTAGCATCAATATCCATCTGTGTAGAGACACCTGCGAATGGTCTACCACCTGCATTACCATAAGCACCTTGTTCAACACCAGATTTCTCTAAACCTTTGAATCTAGAATCAAATTTATCTCTCTCATCTTTAGTGTTGAATTGTTTTCTTGGGTTGTGAGCACTGACATATTTTGTATTTGTTGTATCTGTTGTATCTTTCTTTTCTGGTTTTTGATTTACATTATAACCATCAAAGTTTCTTACACTTCCGTAGTTTTGACCAATTTGTTTTATCTTATTTATTTCTAATAACCCTAATGCTTTATTCATCTTCTCTATAGACTTTTCTACTTCATCACAAGAGTGTGCTTTCTTTGTTGGTTTTGAGATTTCTGGTTCTTCCATAATCATCTTTGGTTTCTCTCTAGGTAGATCTTTTCTATATCCACCACCTTTCTCTACCTGTCCTTCTACCACTGGTTCTTCCATCTTTGGTTTCTTAATCGGTAGTTCTTTTCTAAATCCAGAACCTTTAAGTGCATCTTTTAATTCTTGTGGTAATTGTTCCCAAGTCTTTGATAGGAATCGTGGTGAATATGCTCTGACATTTACTAGAGCTTCACCTTTTTCTTCCATAGTCATTTCATTCCATGACTTGTTTTTCATAATAATATCTTTAACAAAGAATGTATCATCAATTCTTATAGTTCTAACCATGTTATCTTTAGCAACATTTATAAAAGAACCACTCATGGCTGTAACCACGCCACTCATAGGTGTGCCATTGACATAGTAATTTATAGTATCTCCTACTTTAGTATTCTGTAGTTTGTTTAATTCGCTACCATTAATCATGTTTGTCTACCTTACCTTGTTTTGATGGTTTTCCTATATAAATTTGTTCATCATCTATTATATCGTCATTAGTATTTTGGGCAGTATTTTCATGTTGATTGGCTTTTGATGGATCACCCATACTGACTTTCTCCACATTAGCACTGTTTTTAATCTGTCTCATTTTAGCACCTTCTAATAGTTTTCTCATACTAGATGGCATTTTTGCATCAGCGATCTCAGATACAGTTTTATCCTTACTACCATAAGTAATCTTCTTATCAGAACTAGTTTTTTTACCACCCTTAACATTTCTTAAAGTATCAGAAACAGCATCTACTGCCCGTGCTAATTCATCATCTTTAACTTGTGATGATCCTATGGCATCTACATTCTTTTTACCAGATTCTACATTAAAAGCACGAGCTAGATTCTCTGGTGTCAAAGTTCCATCATGCCATACCTTTCCTTTTAATAATTTATGCCATAGTGGTAATTGTCTATTATCTAACCAAGTTTCCCATAACGCCTTTTCTACTGGTTTCTTTGTTACTTCTTCTAATTTATCATCAGTTAAAGTCTCTAAACTCTGTTCTTTCGATTCTGCTTTCTCACTGTCTGGGTCATTTAAATACCTATTCCATAACACTAATTTCTTAAGATTATCTTTTATCTCATCCTGTGTAGGCATATATAAGGTATATAACCAATGTATTTAAATTTAACCAAACAATGCCTTTTGGAGTTTCTTAGACATATCCATTACATGCCAACTATCTCCACCAGCCACAGCCTTACAGGCTAATACAAGACTATCTGGGTAATCATCATGTTCATCAGACCTAATCTTCATGATACCCGTTTCAGTATATTCTCTTCTTAGATATGATAATTGATATATTAACTTGTTAATCTGTTTAATCTTTATTCTATGATTCTCAAACAACATTCTCAAATCACCATACATCTTGGCTTTTTCTTGTAGTGTAAACATAACACCCCTTACTGGAGATCCTTGTGATCTTGCCAAGTCAACTAGACCACCGCCCAATCCAGTCTCATCAACAAATACTGTCTCTATCTTATACTTGTCAATAAACTCTTTTACTCTACCAGCCACTTGTACTACATTAGATTGTGATTCATTTTCAATTTCTTCAACGGATACTACATCATTGTCATCAACTGATACTATGGTATATACTGTTTCATCTCTACCAGTTCTAGCAACATCAACACCCATGAAGTATCTAACCCTACCTTTAGGAGTATAATCCCCTATCGCTTCCATCAATATAGAGTTAGGGAATAACGCATCACCAATATCTAGGAATTCACCATCTACTTCTTGTATGTATTCTTCTCTGGTTAATCTTTTAATCTCTTCTAAGAATGATGGATCTTTTTGAATGAGTGGGTTATCAGTAGACTTGACATGAAACTGTGTCCATAAGCCATCTGGGTTGGCTGGTTTGGAATTCATACATGCTTCATAGAAATAACCAGCCTTTGAGAAAGGTGTAGATGTTAACCATACTCTAGCTTGTGTAGCCATACCAGAAGGTAGGAATGCTTTTAATATGTCAGTCTTGATGAAAGAACACTCGTCTGCAATAATAACATGTGGTGAATAACCTCTAAGTCCTATACCAGTTTCACCAGTAGCCCTAGTGATAATCTTAGATACTCCATTACCATCTAGAAATGAAATCCATAATGCAGTTTGTGTGTTACGTATAACATATCCTTTTAGAAAGTCATTATCCATTATCAGTGATCTTATCTTGTCAAACATAATCGTAGCCTGATTTTGTGTAGGTGCAGCTATAACTATAGTGCATTCATTCTTAACAGTTTCTAATAATACAGGGGCAAAGAAGGCAAAATGTATAGCTTTGATAGCAGTTGATACTGTTTTACCTACCTGTCTTCCTGATCTATATACTATGAATCTATCTTTACAATCTAGATATTTTCTATTGTAATCAAATACCTTGTGATCTAGAAATACCTCTGCAAACTTAGTAGGTGATTGAGCACAATCAGTTACAGTCTTGACGAAATCAAGGCGTTCCTGTATTTGCTCATTCGAGGTTCGAGGCATCTGACACCGTTTTCTGTGCTTTTATCTGTCTAAATATACTAGATATATCACCAGTCTTACCAAACTCTGTCTTCTCGGTAACTACTATTTTACTATTTAAATCATTGATTGCTTTTATCACATTCAGTAGAGTATTAATTTCAGATTTAGTATTTCTATCTGGTACATTACCATCAAACTTAGCCTGAGTCAATGCCATCAATACGTTCTCCATGGATAGTTTGGCTATTAGATCTAGCATGTCTTTAACATCTTCTGGGTTTCTAGTATCAAGACTATTCAATAAACTTACAAAGTCAGTTCTGATTCCACATACTGCACCCTTTTCGTACTTTGGACATTTACCATTACCACCCTCTTCTATACTACGATAGATACATTGATCACATAATGCTGGTATGTTGGCATCTTTAAAATGCTTGGCACTATTAAAAGGTGATATTGTTTTTCTCTTGTTTTCTTCAGCAACAAAGTTACCACCTACTGATTTTATCTTGAAAATTTTTCCTTTATCATCCATTATATAACAATTATTTTGTTCTAGTACTTAAAGTTTTCTTCGTAGATGTTGTAAGATTTACACATTGGCATAAATAATACAGCAAATGGTAGTTTTAATAGTGTGTAATACTCACTGTTAATCACATCATCGGTTTTTATCTTGATCTTTTCCATGTATTCTTTATACTTTTCGCAGTTATGTCTTACTATAGGAATCATACCTTTTCCTTTATCACCAAAGAATATAGATGATGTAGAGTTATTATTCCATACTTCCGTCTTTTTTGACATAGCCGCTGAGATCCATGCACTTGTATCTATACTTTCAAACTTGTTTCCCCTACCAATATATTTACCTTTTGCTAATCCATGAAACTTAAGATTGGCAGGTAGTTTTCTCATTTGATCTTCGGTCTCTAGTTTACCTTTAATTTCACCGAGACATACATATGACCCAGATTGAGGTCTTAACATGGATAGATGATTAAGATAGTTACCCTGTAATACAGGTAAAGTCCAATCTATACCAGTATCTCTTTCCTTTTTATACCATTTTATAGTGTTCTCCATATCATAGAAAACATCAAACTGTGTAGCAAAATCATAGTTCTCTCTATGTTTCTTTAGTAGATCATGGTATCGTTCTGCTTCTGTACCTACTCCAGCGACCACAAATATACTATCAAACTTGTCTCTGAACTTGGTAATATTGGCATATGAATATCTAAATGATAGCATAACATTTCTAACCCCACATTCTGATAACGCTTCCAAATGGGCTTTGTTGTTAGCGTTAAAATAGATCTTCATCCAGCACCAATTATCTTATGGCATAGACAAGTACATTTAAATCCGTTTCTAGTTATGGGGCATTTAGTATGTTCGTGACTATAACATTCTGGTGATGCGTAATCTACTCGTTCCATTTTTCTCTATTATCACCAAAACACATTGTTGCGTATGGACAAAAACCATCACATAGATAGTTCTTCACTCTTGGTGGTAAAGTCATATTTGTTAAAGAGTCTTTAATCTCTCTAGCCTTTATTATCATATCTTCTAAAGTCTCTTCTATAGGACTTAGTTTGAATGGGAGTGCTACAGGTTTATCTCTGGACTCTTTGTCTATTGAATTTGAAATATAAATTACACATCCATAGTCTGCATCTATACCATAACATTTCTTAAGTAATACCCTATACCTATTGATTTGGTCTACATGTGACTCACTTGCTTTTGCTGTAGCCTTTTGAAAATAGCCTATACTACCTGTTGTTTTCTTATCACATATCACCCATTTACCACCCATTTCTAATAAATCATCTATACTTCCATAGATAATATCTAGGTGTCTTGGGTCATTTGGTGGTATCTTTAAGGCTTCTTCTTTTGTTAAAGCCTTATCTCTTACATAATCATATGCTAGAAACATCTCATGGTGTTCTGGTTTTGCAATCATTGAAGCAGAGTGAACTGCTTGACCAAAATACAGTGACCTCATATCTTCGGTATTCATACCAGTTTCAGGTAATGTTTTTTTATAGATTACATTTCTCATACATGGTTTGATAATATCACTAACATGAATAACACCTAACCTCTCTGTTTTCATGGCTTCAATTTGAGCTCGTCTAAACTCAAAATAAACTGCATTACTAATATCTTCTAACTTTAACACAAAAAGTAGTGGGGGATACCCACATATAAGGCTTTCTAATTATTTGCGAACTTTGTGCATCCACAAGTTTCATTTGGATTTGCATCAGATGGTGCTGTGCAACAGTCTCTTACATCATGTGTAACCCAAGGATGACTACATGCGTTGCATTCACCTTCACCGAATTCACCTACAAGTTCCTCTGATTTAGAATCCTTTTTTAAGAAATCGAATACTCCCAACAAATTCACCCCCTAATAACTTTCCTCTATGATGAAGTTGAAAGTATC